TGCAACATCAGGAACTGTCAACACCGGTGGTGGCGGCGGAGGCGGCGGTAATGGATCTTTCCCGGTTGCAGGCAACGGCGGATCTGGTATTGTTATCTTGCAAATACTAAACACCAACACCGGAACATTGTCGGGTGGTCTAACATATACACTGTCAACCTCAGTAGTGGGATATAATACATATATTATTACAGCTGGGACAGGTACTATAACTTTTAGTTAAGAGAATAATTATGGCACATTTAGCAAAAATTGAAAACGGGATTGTTGTGCAGGTCATTCCGGCAGCACAAGCAGCAATTGACGCTGGCGTGTTTGGCCCAGGATGGGTACAAACCAGCTACAACACACGTGGCGGTGTTCACCCTGAAGGTAGACCACTGCGTAAAAACTATGCAGGAATTGGATACACATATGATAGTGTTAGAGATGCATTTTATGCTCCCCAACCGTATGCTAGTTGGATACTGAACGAAGACACTTGTTATTGGGAAGCACCTGTTGCGGTAAACGATGATGGAAAAATGTATCAATGGGACGAAGAAACTGTTTCTTGGAAAGAAGTTGAACCACTTTAGGTTAATCATTGGCTAAAAGAGGATGACTGCTAGATAGACATCACAGCATAAATGTGCTATAATCAGCACATGGCTGATTTAATGATTGATATTGAAACGGTAGGCACTGGTCCAGAAGCATGTATTCTGACCATTGCTGCACAAAGTTTTGACCCGCTGGGCACAGGGTATTATACCCAGCAATTCTATGCACGAATTGATCCTGACAGTCAACCCGGCCGCAACATTGAACAAGGTACCATAGATTGGTGGGCTACTCAACCGCCCGAAGCACAAGAAGAAGCATTTGGTGAACTTGATCGAATTCCTCTGAATACAGCACTAGAAGAACTGGGTCGATTGATTTGGCGGTCAAACTTGATCTGGGCAAACGGTCCCACATTTGATATGAATATTTTGGAACATGCTTACAAGAGTTTCAATCAACCCTTGCCCTGGAAATACTACAAGGTAAGAGATGCACGAACTGTATATTCATTGTATCCTGATCTAGGCAAGCCTCCAGCAAGCCATCATGCATTAGAAGATTGCCGCCGGCAGATTGATCTACTGCAAGCCACACTCAAACACCTTAACGTTGAAAAATTAGTATGAAAATTTATCTAGACATGGATGATGTAGTAGCAGACTGGATGCCAGCAGCTCGAGCTATTGTAAAACGCAATTGGGAATACGGAGAACGTATTCCAGACAGCGATTGGGACAAAGTCAAAGCCAAAACACGTTTCTATCGTGACTTGCCTATCAAGCCCGGCGCACATGAGTTGGTAACATACTGCCAAGACTTGTTGAGTAAAGGGCAAATCAAAGACTTGAATTTCTTGACAGCACTACCACATGACTACAGTGTTCCATTTGCCAGCTATGACAAAGTGTTGTGGGCATTTGAACGTTTTCCAGGTATTCCTGTACTATTTGGGCCATTCAGTCATGACAAATGGCGACACTGTGAGCCTGGCGATATCTTGATTGACGATCGTGTGAGCAATTGTGAAGAGTGGATCAGAGCCAGTGGGCAGGCTCATGTTTATCGACAGTGGCCTGAATGCCACGCATGGTTAGAGGAGATTTTAAAATGATTATTGGTATTTGTGGATTAATTGGCGCTGGCAAAGATACTGCTGCCGACTACCTTGTGAATTTTCATCAATTTCGTCGTGACTCATTTGCTAACACACTGAAAGATGCTGTGTCAGCTGTGTTTGGATGGGATAGAGAATTGTTAGAAGGCCGAACAACTTCGGCTCGAGAATGGCGTGAGCAGGTGGACCCTTGGTGGAGTCAACGACTTGGAATGCCACAACTAACTCCGCGCTGGATCTTGCAACACTGGGGTACAGAAGTGGGCAGGAATTCTTTCCACACAGATATCTGGATTGCCAGTTTGGAAAACAAACTGCGTAAAAGTTCTGACAACATTGTTATCTCAGATTGCAGGTTCTACAATGAAGTGGCAGCAATCAAGAATCAAGGTGGTCGAGTGATTTGGATTCAGCGTGGAATCACCCCGCACTGGTACAATATTGCAGCACAGGCCAATCGTGGAGACACAGCAGCATTGCGTTGGTTAGACCAACAAGGAATCCATGCCAGTGAGTATTCCTGGGCTGGTACTGAATTTGATCATGTGGTGGAAAACAACAGCACAGTTGCTGATCTGTACAGCCAACTTAATGATCTGCTTGTAGAGGATTTGGCACCCATGGAACATCTAGCCGCCTAACTTCTTCCACACAGTTCAAGCACACAGTTCTGAGATTATTTAGAGCAACATTGTTCATGTTGCCATCTATATGATAAACTAGAGTTTGACTGGTAAACTTTGGACGAAACCCACAGCGATCGCATGTGGGTTTTTTCTTGTACCCGGATTTCTTCCATAGTGCTTGGGGCAAGCGCATTTTCTTTTTTTGTTTGATGCATCGATCACATCGTGTTCTGTAATGCACAATATCGTGCTTGCGATAGTTTACTGCCACCAGCCGTTGATTACATACATTGCACATGGGTCTCATGCAGTATTTAGTAGCAAACCTTTGCAAAGGGTGTCTCAACACCCCTGGTTTTAGTCGTATCCGATAAATATCTATAACAGTTTTTAAAGGAGCCAATATGGCACTAGTATCACCCGGAGTCCAAGTCTCAGTCATTGACGAAAGTCAATACCTTCCAGCCGCTACCAATAGCGTACCTTATTTTCTTATCTCCACAGCACAGAACAAAGTGTCCGGCAGTGGAGTAGGTGTAGCAGCAGGCACATTAAAAGTCAATGCCAATCGCCTGTATCTGATCACCAGTCAACGTGATCTTGCAGCCACATTTGGTAATCCGTTCTTTTATAAAACCACAATTGGTACCCCAATCAATGGTTATGAACTCAATGAATATGGTTTGTTAGCTGCATACAGTGCGTTGGGTGTGACCAATCGTGCTTATGTACAACGTGTGGATATTGATCTTACACAACTCACAGCCACTTTGGTACGTCCCACAGGCGAGCCAAATAATGGTTCTTACTGGTTGAACACTGCAACCAGTCAATGGGGTATTTTTGAATGGAATCAAACCACTGGTGCGTTCTCCAATCAAATTCCATCGGTTATTACTAACACATCTGAATTGCTAAGTGGTGTGCCTTTGCAAGATTACGGCATCATTGGTGAATATGCTATAGTTGCCACAAACACACAAAATCCATTGTATTACAAAAATGGTGCAGTGGCCACAGTGGCCGGTTACAATTCTGTCATACTAACTGATTTGTATAACAATTGGGTTTTGGTCGGCAGCGATGACTGGAAATTGAGCTATCCTGCAATTCAGGGTGCCAATGCTGTGACCACAAACCTCACTGAAGGTAATGCCATTGTTATCAACGACACCAGTGTGGAAGTTCCGTCTGCAGACAACAATACCATTCAAGGACTTAGTGCTGCTATCAATACTGCTGCTATCACTGGCGTATATTCTGCTGTGGTCAGTAACAAACTTTGCTTGTTTGCAGATAGTTCAGCCACAGCTGACGGATCCACACAAGATGATGGTGCAATCGTAATCAGTTCAACTGGATCAACCCCTGGATTGTTGACCACATTGGGTATCACTGCCAATGCCACTTACTATGCTCCAGAATTGCAACAAAGCCCTAACTATACATTTCCACGTTGGTTGGCTACAGATGCAACACCACGTCCTACTGGTAGTGTGTGGAATAAAACAACTGTGCAAAACCTAGGCACACTTATGGTTGTGCAAAAATACAGCACAGCACTGGCCAGCTGGGTAACACAAGCTGCTCCAGTTTACGAAAATGATTGGAATGCCAATGCAGCATTGGATGCAACTGGTGGCGGTAAAAATATTGCTGCTGGAAATACCTACACACAATACAATGTAAATCCTGCATCAACTGGGTATGCTACTTGGAGTTCTGCTACAACTTATGCAACAGGAACTCGAGTAATATACAATAACTTGACATATGAGTCTTTACAAAGTGCTAATGTCAATCACAATCCGGCTGAGCTGAGCAGCGTTTGGTGGGTAGAGATTCAAAATGAGCTGCCGTACAACAACACCTACACATTGCAAGTGTTTGAACGAGCCAGCCAAGGCCCCACAGTGGTCACTGGCAGCGTTTCTGTTCCTGTGTTTGTTAATGGTAATCAATTTACTATCACCACAAGCATTGCAAACTCTACCAGTTTGACTTCTACTGTGACCGTGACTATCAATGGTACTGATGCAGCAGCATTTAACACTGCTGTGAGTTCTGCAGGCTTACCATACGTGGTAGCTTCTGTTAACTCAACTGGTGCAATTGTGCTGACACAAACTCAAGGTGGTGTAATTCTATTGCAAAATGTCACAGGTGCAGGAACTCCATTGGCTGCTGCTGGATTCACAACCAGCACCACAGGTTGCCGCAATATTGTTGATGGTGATCAAATTGCTTACTTGCAACTCAGCAACTGGATACCATTGGTGTACACAGCCAGTGCAGTGGCACCTGATCAAGATCCAGCAGACGGAACTTACTGGTATTACAGTAGCCCTAGCCAAGCTGACATCATGATCAACACTGGCTCGGCTTGGGTTGGGTATCAAAATGATACCAACGACACACGTGGTTACAATCTGATCAATACCAATCCAACTGGCCCAATCATCTCTGCCACAGCACCTGCTACACAAACTGATGGAACTGTATTGGTATATGGTGACTTGTGGATCGACACCAGCGATCTTGAACTGTATCCGCTGCTGTACCGTTGGCAAGCAGTTGAGGGTGTAAATCAATGGGTCTTGATTGACAATACTGATCAACAGACCAGCAATGGTATATTGTTTGCAGATGCTCGTTGGAGTACAACTGGTGCAGTAAATCCTATATCAGATAACTTACCATCTATCACCAGCTTGTTGACCAGCAATTACTTGGATGTTGATGCACCTGATCCTGCACTGTATCCCGCAGGTATGCTGCTGTGGAACTCACGTCGATCTGGCTACAATGTCAAGAGTTTCCAAGTTGATTATTTCAATGCCAGCAGTTTCAGCTATGCAACATGGTCAAACACCACTACATATGCTGTGGGTGCTCAAGTGTTGTACAGTGGCGTATTGTATGTGGCTATTCAAGCTGGTTCTAACCATAATCCAGCCACACAGACTTCATACTGGGACTTGTTAGAAACCAACTCATGGGTAACTGCATCGGGTAACAGAATTGACGGTTCACCATACATGGGACGTTTTGCTCAACGTGCATTGATTGTGGCAGCATTGAAATCTGGCATCAACACCAGTGTCACAGTGCGTGAAGAACAAGCACAGTTCAACTTGATGGCATGTACTGCATATCCAGAATTGATTCCTGACATGGTAGCACTCAGCAATGAACGCAATAATACTGTGTTTGTGGTTGGTGATACTCCAATGCGTTTAGGACCAAATGGCAACGACCTTGTGGCCTGGGCCACAAACAATGGTGGAAACGGAGTCGGGACAGGACTGTTTGCAGGTGATGGATTGACCACCAGCACTCCGTATGCTGCTGTATTCTATCCAAGCTGCCAAACTACTGATCTTGGTGGCAGTGCAGTAGTTACTGCTCCAAGTCACATGATGGTACGCACTATCATTCGTAGCGATTCTGTCAGCTATCCATGGTTGGCTCCTGCAGGAACACGTCGTGGTGTGATTGACAATGCTGCAAGAATTGGCTACATCAACGCTGTCACTGGCGAGTTTGTTACCATTGGTAATAATCAAGGTCTGCGTGACGTTGAGTATGTTAACAAAATCAATCCAATCACATTCATTCCAGGTGTGGGTATTACCAACTTTGGTAACAAAACCATCTACGGCGTTGACAGTGCATTGGATCGTATCAACGTGGCACGACTGGTTGCGTTCATGCGTGGACGATTAGAAGAAATTGGTAAACAGTTCTTGTTTGAACCAAACGATCAAATCACCCGCAATGAAATTACCAATGCTGTAAACGGATTGTGTATTGATCTTGTGGCCAAGCGTGGTATCTATGACTTCTTGGTAATCTGTGATGATTCAAACAACACACCCGCCAGAATTGATGCCAACGAACTGTGGGTTGATATTGCTATTGAACCTGTGAAGGCAGTGGAATTTATTTACATTCCACTGCGCATCAAGGCAACTGGCGCCATTGCTAACTCTCAGACACCAACACAGACTGCGGGTTAACGGTACCGCTAGACTAGGAAATGGGGTGGAAACGTCCCATTTCTTTTGACCTCAACAGAGGTAAATAACTGCATAGGAGATTACAAATATGGCCGTTTCATCATTAACAAGAATGACAGTGCCCTTGGCAAGCGATCAAAGCGCGAGCAACCAAGGCTTGCTCATGCCCAAACTCAGCTATCGCTTCCGAGTGATATTTGAAAACTTCGGAGTAAGCACACCCCGAACAGAACTTACCAAACAGGTGATAGACTTCAAACGTCCTAATGTGACATTTGATGAAATTGCAATTCCAATCTACAATAGCACTCTGTATCTGGCAGGAAAATACAAGTGGGCCACTACCACTTGCAATCTGCGTGACGATGCGTCCGGTGCTGTGAGCCGCTTGGTTGGAGAACAACTACAGAAACAAATGGACTTCCTGGAAATGGCATCAGCTGCATCAGGTATTGACTACAAGTTCCTCACTCGTTTCGAAGTGTTGGACGGTGGTAACGGTGCGGCCACACCTATTGTGCTGGAAACTTGGGAACTATATGGCTGTATGCTTGAAGTTGCTGACTATGGCACCGCCAGTTATAGTGAAAGCAAGGCCTTGCAAATTGGTCTCACTATCAGATATGACAATGCTAATCAAGTTCCAAATGGAACTGGTATTGGCAGCACTATTGCCAGAACTGTCAACGACGTAGTAACAGGGTAATCTGTTATGACCTGGGGACAAGATTTCCTACAGGGATTTTTTGGTGGGCAAGGTCTTAAAGATTATGCCCACGCTTCAAAGACCTTTCGCACAAATGGTTACGAGTATGCACCACGGAACAAATTTCTGTTCCATTGCTATTTCAATATCAATACGTCAATGATTCCGGCCCTGGCATCCATCTACAACAGCACAGAAAAAGCCACCATTGGATTGATGGTAAAGACTGTGCAGTTGCCCAAGTTTACTGTGGACACAGAAACCTTGAATCAATACAATCGTAAACGAGTTATTCAAAAAAAGATCAACTACACGCCGGTACAGATTACGTTTCACGATGATGGTGGCGATTTAACACGCAACATGTGGTACAACTATTACAGTTATTACTACAAGGATCCAAATCAAGCATATGGCCCACCGGCACAGAACGGATCAATTGGTCCTATTCAAACATTGCCGGGATTTACCTACAATTCTCGAGACATATATGCCAATGACAGAGTTGTGAATGATTGGGGATATGTGGGCGAAGGCTACGATCAAGGTAATGCTGGCAGTAACGGTGTGGGATCAGGCGGAGATCAAAGTTCAGGCAAACCGGCATTCTTTAGAGATATAACCATTTATGGTATGGATCAACACAAATGGGCCAGCTATACATTGATCAATCCACTAATCAAATCATGGGACCACGACACTTATAGCTACAGTGAAGGTACCGGCACTATGCAAAACTCCATGACCATTGAATACGAAACTGTAAAATATTTCACAGGTGCCATTGGCGGAGTTAGGCCTGATACCAATGTGGTTGGATTTGCTGATCCTGCATACTATGATAATGTTCGCAGTAGCCTGGCAAGACCAGGCAGTACACAAACTGTGTTAGGACAGGGTGGATTACTGGATGCCGGCATTGGTATCATAGAAGATTTGCAAAGCGGCGGGGTAGCAGGCAAGATTGGTGCTGTGCAAAAAGCAGGTACAACTT